CCAACAGAGAAACATCAACCGTCGCAACGTCGCTGATGGTGAGCAGTAGAGTATCAGAGACTGATTTCTCCTCAGGGACGATTGATGGAGGGGCCTGGTTGAACGCTGCCCTATTGAACCTGCTCCGGTTGAATCGTGCCATATCTCACCTCCTCATTAGAATATCATACAGTTCCCGCTACCAAGCCCTACTCCGGGATGTGGCAACATGGTCTCAACCCCCCATGCTGAAACCGTAGGCTCCGTGGCGGCACATTGTCGGACGCAACAATAATCCACCGTTGTGATTTGAGCAGAAACATCACACTTGAAATATGCCTTCAGGTTCCCGGTCGGATAGTTTGCGTCAGTCGCCCCGACTACTTGCTGAACCCCATCAATCCAGACCTCCGCATGATCGGAATACCTCCTGACCTCGATATAGTGGTAGGTATCCGCCGACCAATCCCCAGAATCTGGGTTGGCATAGGAATAATACCCGGCCCATTCGTTTACCGTCTGAATTAATGCTTTTTTGAATGTGGCTGAATGGTGAGAGAAGTTCTGTTGTATACATCCTGTTTCATCATCTGCCCCCGTTGCAAATCCGATGCACTGTGCCCCCCCGGATACCTGGGCATCCCAATTGTTTGTCTTCATTCGGGCGCGGAATGCGTAGCCCGTCCCAAGGGCAGTTTTCATTGCGGTAGACATCTGCCCGGTGATGACGGCCTCCCCTCCGGAGACAACAACCGATCCCCCCCCGGAAGTGTCCCATACGTTGGTATCCAGGGACGAGCCAGGAAAATCGTCAAAACATGCGAATGTGTTAGATCCGCTGCTGACAGCGGACGCCGAGCCGTAATTATAGTAGAGATAACAGGTGGTATCTCCATCAGCCACCGACGGGATCTTAATCCAGATCGTGGCGCTGGAAGAATCCGACTCCTCGATCCAATAGTTTAGTAACGTCGTGCCATCAGATGAAGTAAACCGTATATCGTCATAATCAGATTCACACCCCGCAGACCCGATATACACATTGTTGCCGGAGTCCGTGCCAGTGGAGCGGTTGATAATGATCATCTTTTGGTAATTGGTAAGAGCACCGCTATGATTGACGGTGAACTGTTTACGTAGTGCGTAATCGGTCAGCCACGCCATCAGTCGCTCCACGCATTTATGCCATACTCGATTTTGAGCGCAATCAATTTCGCATCCACGCCGAGGTTGTCCTCCGAAACATCCCTCATGCAGCGGATTGCTACCAGTTGCCCGCCAGCCGGGGAACCTGCCAACGTGATCGCACTGGTCTCCGGCCCGACATGCACATCTCCCGCCGTGATGAGGGTATCCTTCGATGATTGTGCTGTCCCCAATGCCTGATCAATTGCCGCGTCGTTGGCGTATGCCCTCCCCGATATGGCAAAACACACGGTCCCCGAGCCGGATGCTGCTGTCCAATAGGGAATTGCGGTTATCGTTCCCCCGTCGTAATTGTCCGGGAGCACAAACATCCACTCGGCGCTCTCATCGGTATCCTTGTCAAAGTCGAGGGTGTAATAATTCCTCTTGTTGGTGGATGATTCGCTCTTTGCGTTTGCTGCACAGCCTCCCGTCGTAAGGGGCCATCCCCCCGCGGCTGTCAGGACAACGCTACGCTTGGTAGTGGTGGATACCAAGATAGCCTGTGTCTCTGCCAACGTCTTTTTGATGAACGCACCGGAGCCGGATGCAGCAAGGAAATCGCTCGTGGCCGTGGCTAACGAGTGCTTGATGTATTGCGTATGGTCATCATCTGATAACCCGTCGAGGTTGCCGTGATCCTTCACGAATGCGATATTGGTATGCACTGTCGCCAGATCATACGCCGTTAGCATACGGGAGCAGGTAGTCCCCACAGGCCAATCATTCTCTGTTCCCTCCTGCGGGTCGGTGGGAATCGTCAGGTATCCCGCACCACTCGCGGCGGATTTTGCGGAATAGATGTAGGTGACAGCGTCCTCCCCATCCCCAATTACGACGATATTCGGCGCTGCGGGGAATACTGCCAGTTCATCGACGTATAGGGAAGTGTCGTTCGTCGTGAATGCGTGTCCCGTTGTAATCGTGGTCGCCGGACTGTTCACCATCGGAGGATACATGGTAGTATATGCCATGATCTACCCTCACGATCCGATTCCTACAGTCAGCTCAGCGGATAGCACCCACGCCTGAGCGCTCGTTTTCGTGCCGAGCGAGGGGGATTCCACCTTTCTATTCAGGAGGGTCCCGGCAGTGGGATCGTTCGCAAGCCCCCATTCGATCCACTCAAAGTTTGCCTCACTTGTGGAGAACGTGGACCGATACGTGAGCACGTTCGTGGCTATCGTTGGATATGACGTATCCATCTCTTTGCGTGTTTTGTTTGTGACCGCCTGCAAATCAGTTTGGGTTGCGCTATATGCAGTGCTGGAATCCCCTACACAGAGGTAGGAATTATCGTGGTCGAAGAATGTCGGGGTATCATAATTCATGATCGCGGTGGCAATCCAATTACGACCGCTGTTTAGCAGTGCACCAAAGAGCAGGAGTGGAAACAGGAACAAGATCATCGTGGTATCTCCTCCCAGTTCTCATCATACCGCCGTTCAATTACCTCAACGGGATCCTTTACCAAGACCTCACGAGTGAATACTGATTTCACTCTCTCCCCTAGGGGGACCTGAGCCCATGATTCATACTTAGGCGCCTCACCGTCATATTTTTTCAGCGTCAGTTTAACCTCTTTTACGTTGATGTTTTCTCCAAGATTCATACTTCAAACCTCCCGTAGGATCATATTTACCCCCTGGTAGAGGGTAGGGAGTATCCGGGCTCCCTGCTCCAGCGTCAGGATCCGTACGCTGACCGTCTGCTGTACCCCGAGATCATCAGGATATACGAAATCAATTGCCGATGCAGCCCTGTAGAGGGTATCCAGTGGGGCAAACTCTGTCGATTTCAGATACCTCCAGTATAGTCGGAACCTGGTTTTCACAGCGATTATATCGGTTTTCATCGTCCCGTCACAGGAGTAATCAACCTCGCCGATAAGCTCGGCCTGGTGGTTGAACTCTAATGGATCCTGAAGTGTTCCGCTCCCAAGAGTGAACGTCATGTTAGATCACCCCTCTCCGGATACTCTCCGAAGTTGTCGCCCGGTCAAGGGCACGGACCACTTGTCGGGCGGAAGTTCGATCCCCTAGGAATACAGGGTTGTTCAACGTTAGTGTTGTTCCTCCTTGAGTGGACTGCGGAGGAGAGCTGGGAGTATAGAGGATCGGGGATCCGGCTCCCCCTGTTGACATATCAAGAGAGGGAGATGACGCCGGGGGGGTGTATGTCTGCGGGAACACGTTCGGATCGAGGTAATCGTAGTAGCTATCTCCCCCAAACGGATCCGACCCTGGAGCCGGACCGACTAACTGCACCCCAGCCTGCTGATATGATTCCCATTCTTCCCGCGTCAGTTGGTAGACTGTATCACCAGACCCCCCGGTCCCGATGGCTTTGTAAGACCCGTCGTTAATCAGTTTTCCAATATTCTTTCCAGATGGCGTCGTGCCGTAACTCCCGCCGTAACCTTCCGTAAAGATCTTTCCTTGTGAATACTGCGAACCTTCTCCGACATAATTCCCGGCAGCATCATATACGGTCGAATATTCGTTATGCTCCGCATCCCATTTGTAAGCCAGACCGGACGGAGAGATCGGAGCTCCGCCTGCTTTTGCTTGTGCCAATTTCTGATCCGTAGTATAGTTTCCAGTGCTCGTCTGGTATGCTCGCCGCCAAATCCCTTTCTCTTTATCCCAAATCAGATCCGTAGCTTCTTTTCCTGAACCAATCGTCGTAACGGTTTGTTTTACGCCATCGACATACATGTTGAGCTTTTGAACGGCTCCTTCACAAGAGGTACATACGCCGCCCATTGATGCACGGGCAATGCGTTCAGCCTCTTCAAACGAATAACCTAGAGCTTGTAATTCTGCTATGAGTCCCTGGACTGCTTTTTCTGATTTGAGACCGGAAACCGTGACGGTGTTTGCCATGCCGGGAAATGCAATATCGGCGATTTTCTTGGCGTCTTCCATCGAATGCCCGCCTGCCACGAGGGAATCTATCAGGCCGAGATACGCTTCTTTTGTGGCGGATGTAGCCTCTTCAACGGCTTGCTTGATTTCCTGTGCAGTGGTAGTCTGGATCTTCCCTACGTCTTTGATTTGATTCCCGAACTCGTCATACGTTTTCCCTGCCTCTAGCATCTTCTGAATCCGGATCTCTTCAGATTCATACGCCTGCTCATTGGCATCAACGTAATCAAGGGTGACCCCTGTTGCGTTCAGCTGCGCCTCGATTTCCTGTTCAATAAGCGGAGCAGATTCGCCATATAGTTCAATATTCTTGAGTTTCTGCTGATACTCTTTTCGTTCCGCATCGGTCATGCCTTCGATGATGTCAGTCATCCGCTGATGCTGATACTCCGTATATTTGTCGCCCAGGTATGATATCGCAAGAGCGGAACCGACGAGCAGGAGGACCGGCCATAAGAGCGATGAGGATGCGAAAAGAGAACTGAATGATGCTGATAATGAAGCTGAAGACGATGCAGCAATAGCAGCCGCTCCTCCTTCTGCGGCAATGGCTGTTCTTAATTCACCAATCCCTTTTAACGCCGGACCCGTCAGGATAAGGGCAGGCGCAAAATTGGCCGCTGCTTGTATAGTTTCACCGTATTGAAACTGAAGTTCGGAAAGTGCCGACTGGAATTTCTGGATCGGGGTCAGGTTCTCTTCATGTGCCCTTGCCATATCAGCTAACTTCTCGGAGTACCCTTCAGTAGCGGCGGAGGCGTTATCAAGGGTTCCTGGGAGAAGCCCCAGATTCTTTTCCAACTCGGCAATATTCTTGGATTCTCCGGCGGCATCGTTGATCATACTGATCGCTTTCTTTCCACGAATACCGCGTTCTTCTAACTTGTCAAGGATAACCGCTAACTGGTCGACGTTCAGATGGAATTTTTCAAGGGAACCTGCCACTCTTCCGGTGGTGGTCATGAATTCTTCCATCGAGTATTTGGTCTCGTTCAGCATGAATCCAAAAGCGTCACCGGCATCAGCGGAATTCTCGGCACCGATTCCGAAAGCTTCCAGGGCGTTCGCACCTTTTGCCAGCACGTCGCCAGCCTCCCCCGAAGCATCCGATACCATATCCCAAAACCCGGCGTATTCTTTCAAGGCTTCACCTGAACGCAACCCGGATTCTGACCCCAGCTGCATTATTGCGATAGTATCTTTCAGGGAATCGCCATACCCTGATACTTCACGGGCAATGTCACGCAATTCGTCCGCGGTTAATCCTGAAGAAATTGATAGTTTATCGGTCGCTTCTGATAATTGACCCTGCTGCCGTGCCATGTATTCAACGCCGGCACCTGCTGCCGCTGCTGCTACGCCGATAGCTTTACAGTTCGCAGTGAGGCGGTCTGTCATGCTGCCGCCTTTCTGTCCAATTTTATCGAGTGTGTCGGAAAACTGGTCTATCGCCCGAACGATGATTTCTACGACGTTATCCCCCATTGCAACTCCTCTCCTCGTCTCCTGCTTCCAGCAGGGTAACCTGTCCCGGAGTCAGTTCAAGATATGACGGAGCCAGCGGGTATTTCATCGCTACCCTCACCAGGGCTCGTCCCTCCGGACTTTTCGCGAAAGGTATCGATCTCTTCCTTGGTATCTGGGTCCAGCCCGGAAATCACCCGGATCCGCCCGTAGATTTCATTAATGATATCCAATTTAAGCGATGCGACTTCTTCAGAGGTCAGTTTCGGTTCCAGCATCGCAAGAGCCAGGACATCACATTTGATCCGGAAATTGTTTTGCGTGATAGCTTCCAGGTCAAACTTCACCTCTCCAGTGCGCTGATTCTTCTGCACCGCTCCACCCGCTTCAAGCGATTTCAGCCGATTCGATGATATCCGTAACCATTCCCTACCAGAAATGGGACGGAGGGTAACCAGGTTCCCCTCCATTTTTGACACCTGATAATCCTCAACCGCAGCGGTTCCCTGGAGGAGCTGCTCTTTCGTGATCCTCTCCATCATGACATGGTCCCCGTATAGTTCTTCAGCGAGACCAGACAGTCTGTCGAGATTGAACTATCATCATTCAGCAGGACTGTGGGGGAAATGAGTGCACGACCCACAATATCCTGTTTCAGGGTATCCGTTCCTCTTGCCGGGAGTTTCACCGATTGGATGTGGGCGAGGGGCATGCAGATGTTCAGGTACCGCAACGTGTCCGGATCAGTGAGGCGGAGACTCATCGGGACCCGGACAGACCCCGTTGTAGCCGCCCCGGATTCAGCCCCCCAAAACATGCGTTTGTGGGTCAGATCCTCGAATACGAGGGAACAGGTGAATACAATATTCCTCTTGGTCGGGATGAACCCTGATTGCGGGAAAATCGACCCGAACCGCTGAGCTGACCTGGCATCAATCCCGTTCGTCATCGCAATCCGCAGCGAAGTGAACTTCGTGGACTGATCGACTGAATTGATATACGCTGCTGCCTGGGCCGTCCCCAGCGGTTTGGTGTTTGAATCTCGCAGAGTCAGGGACGAATAGTCCTGAAGGGTTCCGGAGGTATCCTGCCCAGCAATAATACCGAGACTGCATTTCGCAATCGTTGACGCGACATCAACCGTCAGATCGATTGAGTTCATCACGCCCCCGGCAAAGATCTGCTCGAACACGTCTTTCCCCTCTCGGACAGTGAAAGATTTCAGGGTCTCGGAATTGGTTCCGTAGATCTCGTGCAGGTTCGGCAGGTCGACGGAGGCCCCGGCCGTATACCCATATCCCCCTAGGAACCACCGGAGGAACCAGCCGATACTCTCGATATCGGGAGAGTATTCAATCGCTCCCTGGGACGCGTAGTAGCCGGGGACCGTATCCCTGTCCCCTCTCCCCATTCCGGTAGGTATCGGTATCTCCGGATTGTCCGGAGCATCGAGCCCCAGGGAATCGGCGTCAATGTGGAATGTGGCAGATACCGGGGTATGAAACGTCGACTCGACCCCAAACCCGGCATACCGGAATGTATCCACCATGATTATGCAGCCTTCCTCGGGTCAGGGGTGATGATCAATCCTTTCACCGTGCAGTTCTCCCGGTAGAATTTCCATTGGAAGGTATCAGTAGTCGCAATGGCTTCGGCTGCCGCGTGGGTTAGAGCACGGGATTCGTAGCGTGTAACGGCGTAGTTTGTCATTTTTCCCCCCTTACGCGGTCTTGTTCGCTGCCGGGACGGTCACCACAAATATTCCATCCGGGGTAATATCCAGATCAAAGGTCACGCTCGAGGCGTCCTGTGTTTCGGCCCAGGCTTCAAACAGGGCTGCGGTTGCGTACTCCGTAACGGCGTAGTTTGTCATTTTTACTTACCTCCTCTCTTTGCTGCGGGTTTTCTCTCGGCAAACACATCCCCCTCTAATTTCTGGGTGAACATCTGCCGAAGGTCAATCATCATCTTTCCATCCTTCGCGGATTCATCGATTGTATCGATGACCGCGAGAAGCTCATCCTGTGAGCCTCTCCGGGCAACACAGATCCAGTCTCCAGGGACACGCATCATGAGTTCATGCGCTTCTCCCCGAGGAACGATCTGGTATCCCCCAATATCCTTGTAGTAGGATATCCGGAGGGTTGACGTTACCCGGTCATTCGGTTCAAGATTGGTAATTATTCTCATTCTTCTCAAACTTCCTGCGTTTCAAACGCGACGGTAATCTCAGCACGGGCTCCAAAGTAATCGCCTTCCCGCAGATTCGGGGAGGACGGGATCACCCGTTTCGCCCTGGGTTTGTAGGTGTAGACCAGGTTGAGCCGCTCAAGGGTCAGGATGTTCAGGACTCGTGCCGCGAGTGCTGTTGCTGACTGATACCCATAATCGGATTTGTCAGCCTGGGTCATCACCCCGATATGGACCGGCAGATCCCACTTGGTAGTGAGCGTGGTAGTATCAGAGTTCGGGACCAGTTCCATCGGCCTGATATAGACCGCAGGGGTCTCTGGTGACGGGATGGACCGGTCCCCCCGAGCAATCACTACAACCGTAGCGAGTTTGCCTCCGGGGACGCGGGCGGCCTCTAATTTCGCGATGATCGCGTCCATGATTGCATCAATCGCGACTTCAAACGTGACCATCTAATTACCTCCTCCTCATTACACCCCTATTATCCATCCAAAATCTACCCCCCGGCCCAGCAAAACACCAAGCAGGGTAAGGATAACCCCCGCGGCTATCACGATCATAGTATTTCTGATTGAGACCTGAAGATCCCGAACCGCCCTCAACTCTTCGTATATTCCATCGACGCGTGCATCACACGACGCGATCTTCTCATTGATAAGCTCACGGTGGAGGCGGCATATCTCAGGAGTTATCGCTTCTGTTCCATTCACAAATTCCATCTCCCCACTCATGCGAGGGCTCCTCCGAGGTCCATGTATCCGACTGATACTCCCCCGTTAATCTTTTTCTGGAGTTGGTAGAGTGCCTCGTTCACCAACATCGGGATCTCCCTGTTGACTTCATCAACGCTCTCGTCAATGTAGGGGTTGGCTTTCGTCCCTCTCTCACAGATGGAGAGCCACACCGGATACCACGGCAACCCCCGAAACTCCGCCCATTCCTGGATCGGTGCTTTTGGGGGGCAATGCGGCCGGGTCCCATCGTTCACGTATGCCGCATACGCATACGGATTGCCCACAGCCCATTCGCTGCCCACTGATCCTTGTGATGAGGTGTCAACGTTCAGGAGGCCGCCCAGGAGGGTGTATGACCCTTTGAGTTTCTCGGCTCTCCACGCCGCCCGCATCTGGCCGGTAATCCCTTTCGGCGATTTCTGTTTGATGATTTTCTCAAGGGCCAGGGCGGTGAGCTGGGCCAGTTTGTCAGGCACTCCAGCTATCTCTCCGACGATCCGTTTGTAGTTGGACCAGTCGATTTCTATCGAGTATCCTCCTTCCTGATACGTCGGCAATTCATCCCTCCGTGAAATACGAGGGGACTGTGTTGCCGTCCAGGTGGAAGTCGGTCATATCGGCATCACTCCGCAGCACGGCAGTGGAGGACCCCGCGTCCGGTAATTGGGACGAGGCGTATTTTGCCATGGTCGCGCGATACTCTACCAGGTACGCGGTCTCCCCTACTTTCCTCGCTACGGAGTACCCCTGAGCTGATTGCTGGGTATACCCTGTCTGCCCCCTCTTCACGGCGTATTTGTGCGCGATGAGGAGCGCGTGGCAGTAATCGTATATCGTCGAATCCAGCGAACTCGTGCCTAGGTCTTTGTCGAGCTCCGCCTGTGCCACTCCTGAAAGGTATGTGAAAACGGCCGTGGTGAAGAGAGATGCTCCCGTATCATCTACGGTGTACTCACTCACCTGGGCTATCATGGCTGCTGTCGCCGCCATTATCTTTTCACTTCCTTGTTGGCTTCTTCATCTGGGGTACGGTTTTCTTTGGAGGAGTGTATTCCTTCACGGAATCATCTCCCTCCTCAATCTCTGGAAGTGGAAGTGGTGGGGCGGGGGTCTTGGCCCTCACCGGCACCAGCTCCACCACGGCCTGCAGCATCCCTGCCGGAAACCGGGCGGCTTCCTCTTCAGGTATGTTGATGACCTCTCCGGGGACAAACACCTGGTCGTTCAGCGCGACTTTCCCCCGGAGGATCTCATACTGTTTCTGCACCATAGTCTTCACGTCCTGATCCGGATCAGATCGCGGTCAGCGTGCAGACGGCGTTGGCGTGTTTCACCCGCGGTGTCAGGACAACGTAGGTGATACCCTCGATCGGACTGATCGGGAATTTCTGCACGGCAAGCGCGTTGCGGTAATCGGTCCCGATGACGAGATCCATGTAGACCCCAGCCGTGTCGACCGGAGACACCATACCAGTCCCTGCAGTGATATCCGTGCTCATGAGGATCTGACCCTGACCGCCGCCGGGGACGTTGTTGAGCATCTTCATGACCTTGTCCCACTCGTAGACTCCATACTCGTAGTTGGCCTGGAGCTGTGCATACTGCACGTAGTTCAGGGTAAGGTTGAAGTTCACGCCTTTGATCTCGTCTGCGTAGAGCAGTGCGAGCGCATTAGCAACCGACTTCGTAGGATTTCCGAATGTCGCATAGTCTAATGATGTGCCGTCAGTGTTCCCGGCACTCTGGTAGAGCCCGCTGATCTTGTAGGTGGACCCGTCAGGAGCCCAGCCCTGGATGAGAAGATCGTCTTCTTTCTCACCGCATTTCTGTGCAGCGCTGATCATTGCTGCGGTATCAAGGCCGACTCCGGTCCGCTGGAACGCCTGGAACTGTGACATCGGGATCTTGTATCCCTTTGGGATCACAGCGAGTTTCAGCGTGGTTGTCTCGATCTTGACAGAATCTTTCTCAATCGAATCGTCAGGGAGGTCATACTGGATGATCGCCTCCCCCATGTCGGTGAGCTTGTTGTAGTCGACGTTGAACACTCCCTCTCCGAGCACAACTGTTTTCGCATACAGTTTGCGCCCGATAAGGGACTGTCTGACCGGTTCAACAAGCTGGGTATCCAGGTATTTCGCGGCCTGTTCGTAAGGATTAGTCATCAGAGATCACTCTCCACGTAGATTGATGCAATCGCAGCTGAAGCGTCAGCCGCAGCACCGGCTTTGCCGACATGCACAACACCTGGGCTTGAGACCGGGACGTAGATGTATCCCGCTACGGTCTGGTTGGCGGTTGTGTAGTCGAGACTGACACAGGTGCCATCACAGATATGGCCGAACCCGTTGGTCAGGATAGCCATATAGACGGGGCTGCCGGTTGCATCCTTGATATGGACCTCGTCCAGGAGGACCCCCACCGTGATGCTACCTTCGGTTGCATCAACGAGGTTATGTGTCGCCCATTTGTTGTCCTCTGTGTTCAGAGAGAGACCGTCGACAAGACCGTCTGCATCATATCCGGCTTCAGCTCCCATGCCGAGCCCGATATCTATGGTTCCGGAATCGTGGTGAGTGGTCACGTACACCTGGGGCAGACCGATCCAACACCCTGACGGGAAGTCGATATAAGTATCAGTCTGGCTGGCTGCTTTCGTGAACGGGATCTTCAGTGCCTTGACCCCAGCGATCTCCGCGTAGGGCACAACGAGGCCGTCACCCCATGACATCAGCCGGTCGCCCTGGACTGCAACACATCCTTTCGCGAGTTTCCCCCGGAACGCATACCCTCCACCAGAGAGGATCGGAGCTTCGGTGTCAACCGTGCAAATCGTGTCGATCGTCAAAGGACGTTCAGTCTCGTTGAAATCCTCGTATCCGAGCACTCCGAGTGGAGGCAGGATACCGTCTGCGACCTTCACATCATAATCCGAATTCTCCCGGACCACGAGCCGGCCGGGATACATGTTTGTAGCCACACCGACGTTTCTCCTGTTGAGTATCGGCGGAGTTCCCCGCAGAATCACGTTCTGTGTCGGGGCGGTATATCCACTATCTACCATTGTTTCTCACTCCCAATCCTGTTTTCTCGCGTTGAACGCACCGACGGTCATCTGTTTGGGGGCCGTGTCTCCGGTCGGCGGGTTCTCTGCACCCTCCTCCGTGGTGGGTTTACGGTTCTTGATGTCAAGAACAAAGTTCGTCCATGCAGCGCCGCCCTGGTCATACATGGCCCGGATCTCGGTCTCTTTCTTCTGATCTACGAAGAGACCCGGCGCAAACCGGTTCTTGACGGTCTGCCAGTCGGCTTCTTTCTTCTCGTTGGCAATACGGACCTGTTCCGCGTTCACGGCGGCAATGTCGGCCTTCAACTTCTCGATCTCGGCCGTCTGGTTCGCGATGACTGTATCTTTTTCAGCCACAGCGGTTAGCGCCTTTTCGAGGTTGGTTTTCGTTTCTGTTTCGTCGTTGCTCATTCGACCATCGTCCTGGTTCCCGGCGGGAGTAGTTTTCTTCACCGGGTCGGCCGGTGGGGTTAACCCGTCCCCTTCATTTGCCGGGGCTGTGAGTTCGTTCCACCACGCATCAAGCGAATCTTTCAGCGCCTTGATTCGGGTTTTGTTTTTCTCGGAGATTGCACGGCCGGCGTGTACCGCTGCCGTCTCATCGTTTTTAGTCATATCCTCTCCGTTGTTGCTGCTGTTCTGCGAGTTGAGGAACATCGCCCCAAAATCACGAGGTTGTGCCGCATCCTGGTCAAAGACTAAAACGTGGTTCGGCCGGACCTTCCCGGTCAGTTTCCCGTCTTTGTCGTGCGTGCAGAAGAACCCGGTCGAGAGGGAGAGTTCCCCTTTCTCATACCGGGCTTCCATTGCAGGATCGAAAAACGAGACTTGTGACGTGAGCCGGGGCTGCCCGGAGATCACGATCTCTGATGAGGAGACACTTCCGCATATGGTCCCCCCAATCTCCTCAAGCACTTCCTCCAGTGCCCCCTCTTCGATACGTCGCATCTGTTCTTCGGTTGGATGTTCCTGTGTTTTCGCATATATCAGCGGACTTTCATCCCATTTCGGTTCCGTTCCTGTGAAATTATCGACGCCATAGAACAGTTTCTTTTTGAATTCTGGAAAATCGAACCACCGGTTCAAAGATTGCAGAATAGTCATATGTGCCGTCGATGAGTTTGATGCCGCGATTCTACGGCTTGACGCCGGACAAAAACCGAACGCACAAATGTCTTGTGGCATCACGTCTAACAACGATGTGAGGAACCTTATATCTCACCAAACCAATGGAAAAAAGGATTAGTTCTTATTGTTTTCGACGGAGATCGATTACCCTTTTGGGTTGACTCTTCCCCGTCTCCTTGATCAGCCATTGCCGTACACCGTTTCCCGTCCTGCACCGGTTGTTGTCTTCAGGAAGTACATCGTTCAGCAACCGGGCGATGTCATTGAGTGACCATTCTTCCCGAGACCTCCCGAGTGCTAGAATCAAAACCCGTTCTCTCGAAGTGAACTCTCGTGGCATACTCAACACTCCCCCCCTGCTATCGCTCTACAATCGCATTTCGTGAGCGGCCCGTGCAAATAGTCGAACGGTATTGAGCACCGGGCCACAACTGAAGCCATGGCCATCGCCTGTGTATCTGCAGCGGCTCTCCTCTTCACCATGTTGGCAATTGAGGTCATGCTGGATATCACAGGAGCGAGTGTGCATCTGCAGTTGACATGAAGTGGACAGTCGGGGATATTGTCGATCGGGAAGATCTGCCCGTCCAGGTCCAAACATTCATCACATGTGTGCCCGTCGTCTCCCCCCGTGATCCATTCAACTTCACTCACGCCGACCTGGTAGTATCGCTGGATGGTACCCTGGTTCAGCGCAAACATGGTCTCGAAGCGGGCGATACGATACGCTCGGTCCTCCGCCATATCGGTGATGGTAGCCAGGCGGTCCGAGACCTGCCGGATACTATCCCCTTTGATCAGCCCCTCGGAGACTTCACGCACGATCGCCGCGTTGATATCGTCGGTGATACCCTCAAGGGCAGTGAGGTTCCGCCCCTGGATGATATCCAGCGCACGCCAGTCTTTCGCCATGAGTGTTTTCGGGACCCCCGTCAATCCGGCTTTCTGCAGTTGCTGAACCCCTACCTTCACCCCCTGCTCGTAGTTGGCTTTTACGTCAGTTGATACAATCTTCTGGAGTTCTGGGGAGTATCCCCCGGCGAGTTCTTTCAGAACACTAGATAGTTCGTCAATGAGAATCGAATCCAGCCCGAGGTTACGAAGACCGATCGTGGTCCCTTGGTTCCGGATTGAGAACTTCACGCCGAACTGTTTGTTAATCTCTTGTGTAGCCTCCTGCAGGTATTTCAGGAGCGCACGTTTCACGTCAGATTCATACTTGAGGATGAACTTCGCGGCTTTGGCCGGGTCTCGCCGGACCCATTCACTCCGTTGTGGCATCCCCTGCCTCATCCTCCTGGAGGTTGAGCGCGAGCTGCACGGTCCTCCGATACTGTTTCCTGGTGAGCAGATCCGCCGGGTCAAGGTCGCTATCAACAATATCTTTAGCGAGACGGGCTTTCATCAACGCCGGTATCTCTGATTGGCCGAACGAGTCATTCTTCGCCAACCGGTATTTCTCACGGTCGACAACCAGCCCCTCGATCTCCTCTGGTGACAGTTCTTTCATCTCCAGCAGGTCCCGGAACTCGTTCGGATGTGCGACGGTGACTCCGGCATCTACCAGCCGGCCGAGGGTGATCGCCTGTTTTATCCAGATCTCGGCTTTGTCAACGGACGGGGATGGGATATACAGTTTCGCAGTGTACCCGGTGTAAAGGTTCGCTTCGAGATGCGTCTGGAGTAACTGTTCAAACGATTCAATGATCCAGGTATGTGTGCTCCTGATGTAGGAGAGCATCAGTTCCTGTTCGCTTGACGAACTCCCCCCGATGAGCGTGCCGTCTTTCGAGATGAGTGACGCGGGGCTGAAGTAGTCGACGACCATCTTGCAGAGCACGTTGATCGTATCAATCGCAGTCGAGGAGTCTTTCAGGTCCGGGATGATCAGTTTCATGTTCGTGCGGATCTGCATCCCGCTCTGTTTCCCCCAGTTCGCTAGGAACTTCTGCCCGTATTCGATATCGTCTCCTGACGCGTCAGTAATCTCAAGGAACAGGATGGGGGCCCCGATCCGGTTGACTTTCTGCATCTGGGCCTGCCAGGTGAAGTCAAGCATCATCATGAACGGGATGATCGGTTCGATGATGGGCGTACCTGCCAGTTCACCGCTCGCGGGGTCGATCACCGTGAACACATGCGTCAGTTTCTTCTGCAGCATTGCCGCCGACGTGAACGCTCCGGATCCCGGCATCCGGTCAATCGCGTTCTCAAGTGTCTGGTAATACTCGACTTCCCCAGTCTCCGGTGATATTGTCACCCCTTTTAGGATCTCCGAGTAGATGTTCATCCGGCCGTACGGAGCGGTCGCAAACGATTCTGCGGGAAGATGACGCAACTTGAGCAACCGGTATTCCGTGACCTTCCCAGTGCCGTGCGGGTTGGGGACTAGGGTATAATCCCACACGGGATTGAATAGGCTCATCCCATACCAAAACACATCCGTCCAGGCGAGCCGCATCTTGGCCCAGAGGTTCACTCCGGCCGAGTCACACATCTTCGTAAGGTGTTGTGCGAGCTCCGGGTCAGGCTCACCTTTGGGGTTCAGGACCTCGATATAATACTTCTCGCTGAAAATCAGGTTCCGGTGTTTCCCCGCAACCCCTGCTCCGTATGCGTTCTTGGAAAAATTCTTCAGTTTCTCCGCGTCGAGTTTGGAGGCGGTATATATCCCGCCCGTCGAGGAGAGGTATACCACCCCTTCTTGCATCGACACTCCTTGTGGTGCTGTTTGTTCCGTCATAGTATCCCGCCAATATCGCCGAAGGAAAAACCAGCACTTCGGCCCCATTTGTCTTTTGGTCCCTCGTATACATCAGGGACCGGCGGGAGTGCCTGCCCCATCATCTGTGATATACTTGGTTTGGTATCCGTTGCTGTTGACCCGTGCCGCATCGCCCACCAGAGTGGAAGCGCCACAGCCAGAACCATATCGTCATGTATGCCCTCACGCCATGCCTCGTATGAGTCATGCCCGGTCTTCGCAGAGATCTTGATACGGAAGTTCATCATCTCATCAACAAGCGTCTTTGCGTCCGGGAGACTCGCCGAGATCTTCAACTGGTGCTGCTGTAATGCGACGGTGATCGCCCCTACGAGATCCCGCTTGGGGACCGACCAGGTTAACGTATCCCGGAGAGACGGGGTATAGAATACCCCTTGCTTGCGGTATGAGTCCGCTTCCTGCTCGGCTCTCGACCTGGCCGCATCGCCCCCTGTAATGGTGATCGCAACCGGGGTCAATCCTGCCGCATAGAACAGGTCAAGCACCGGCCTCCCCACTCCCGTCGCATCAATGCAGAGTGGTCCCCCACCAATCCCGTGCCGTATCTCGACAACACGGTCTACGATATCCAGGTAGGAGGTGCCGAGTGCAAACCGCTGGAGGTGCCGTGCCGTGTATCTCCGTGGTGACTGCTGATACTCGATGATTGAGAGAGCCGTGTAGTCTGCTGACTGCCCGAGATCTAACCCCATCAACCAAGACATTATGCCGGCCTCCCGTTGATGAACAGCGGGGGGATATCCTCAACAAGCGCGTCCATCACCAGATCGTATGCGAATACCTGATCTACCGTCTGCACGAACTGACATTCGTACTCCTGTGACACCCACCAGTCCCCCAGCGAAGCCCGTTCCGCCTCAATGAACTCCGGGGTAATACGGGGACATTCCATCCAGGGGATCATCGTCCGCTGCCAGGCCGGACCCCCCTTCTCCCACGCCTCGAAGAAATGACCCCGTTTCCCGAACGGTGTCGACATGAGTAGTATCTGGCCGTATCCTCGTGACCGTGATATGGCGAGCATCGGCCGGAGTGCTGCATACATAGCGTCGTCGACCCGTGCAGCCTCATCCTCAATGATAAGACGCGGTTTTGAGAACCCTCTGATAGTCTTCTCCTCTCCAGGGAGCGAGACGATACGGGACCCGTTCACGAAGGTGCATGAGAGTTTGTTGTCTTCCACCAGCTCCAACCTACCCTCACAGGAATCATAATGGTCCTGCACTTTGCGGAACAATTCTCCTGACTGTCGGAGTGATGCTGATACGAGAAGAACGAGAGAATGGGGGTAGAACTGCGAGACGTGTAACGCTTTGGCGGCGGCGGTCTCGCTCTTCCCAGCCTGCCTCGTGCAGTTCCATAGTGAATCCTTGTCGGTGTTCAACGCTGCGACCTGCCAGGCGTCAAGAGGGCCACCCACTCGGTCCTCCCAATGCAGCGCCCGCTCAACCCAGAGCGCCGGGTTTTTGATGAACACATATTTTGTTTGCAGGTATCTCGTCGGAATCGTCGAGATAACAGCAGAACCGGACACGTTACGCCTTCCTTTCGACATCTTTACCGGGCTTTTTTCGAGATTCCGGAGGCTGCACGGCGGCGGTCGGCCCATTCACTCTCTGCAGGACCTCACGCTCGATCTCATCCGGGGTGAGTATCGCCCAGGCGAGCGGGGCGGCGGCATTCCCCGAATGCTCCACCTTCTCGGAATATACCCTCGAGGCCTTCCCGTTGATATCGTGCATCTTGATCAGGCGATCCATGCACTCAAGAAACAGTTTTGTATCCCCCTTCAACTTTGCCCGGTCTTTTTCCTCCAGGAGATCGTCCACCATCTTCTGATGCTCTTCCTGGAACGTGTCCCTCTCCCGTACCTCTTTGACCTGTTTTGCCGTGACAATCTTTGGCGCGATATGCCCGTTCAGATGCCGCCCCAATGCTGATTTGCTCACCCCATATTGTCCCGCAATGTCCCGTAATGATGCACCCTCAACGGCGAGCTCTATTTCGATTCTGTTCCGCTTGGGGTGTGAACAGATCGAGCATTTGCCGGCCATGGTCTACGCGCTCGCCTTCCCTTGTGACTGCAGCAGGGTCAGCTCGGACGTGAGCAGTGTCCGCTTGCCGTCCCGGAACATGACATCGACATCCCGTTTGCCGGGCAGGATCCGGACTACCTGCCCTACCTCAGTGGTGCCGTGCCGCTGAACCCGGTCCCCTACAATCAGGCCGGTGTCAGTGACCCTCATAGGGGGCTGGACCGGGACCTGGTGCGAGGCCTGCAGCGTCAACGTTCCTTCCTGCCCTGGCTGTGGTGCAAGACGTTCGGCTATCTGTTCCATCGCTCGGGCAATCTTGCCGAGAAAAATAGTCTGTTTCCCCATCTCCTTGATGAGTGCATCCGTGTTGTCGGTTGCAGAGACGGGCGTAGGCGGATCCTTGGGGCCTGTCGATGCAGGGAAATACTCAATCTTTGCAGCGGCTTCCTGGACCGCTTCCGTAGATACGCGGATCGCTTCTTTCACGCGGTCAGGAACGTCCGGATGGTTCAGCAGGTCCGCTGCGGGGACTGTTCCTCTCGACACGGGAGTCAGTTTCGCCTTCAGGTATTTCGGCTGTGTACCCCCTCTTGGACCTCCTACCCTGTGCACGTCCATGTCCTTCAGGGCTTCCTCAAGCGTGTTCCCTGCTTTCAGGCGGGCATACACTTTCTTGTACTCACTTGAGGTTGAGGGATACGGGATCTTAGTTTTCGAGTTTTCCCTGCTGCTCACGATTCATCCTCTCAAATGCCGGGACGGGATTCGAACCCGCTTTTCCTTGTGTTGTATTGCCTATTTTTTCCTGGAATGAGGTACTACTGAAAGACCTTCGATCTCTGGTGCTGGTACTCATGGATCAGTTGGGTCGTGTGAAGACAACGCAATTTACCCGGCCTCGTGGTGGTTTCTATTCTTTCGAGGGGTCAGGTTGTCCAGGGTCAAGGTGGCACTATTCCCCGGTTCCTGCCCCTATGCCCTCCGGGCGGTGTTGAGCCGCACACTGTGATGCTGGTCCGTTCTTGGGCCGAAGGGCACGCTTCTTCTTCTTCAGGCGAGGACGAGATACGTGATCCCGGCCACTACTGCAGCCTGCACGATTCTGGCTGCCAGTGCACCGAGCCGGTAGTACTGCCGTTCCCCTGTGATCTCCTTGACCACGTCAGGAGGGGACGGGTCCAAGCTCACAAGGTTGTCGGTGAACCCGAACCAGACTGCATGCACCTCCGTGCAGGTGCTCGCAAACTCTCCTACAGGATCGTTCTCGCCCGGCATCCTCTCATCCCCACCGGGCCGAGCCGTACACGAGCCCCCACTGGACCTTGTAATAGCCCTTCGAGTAGGTGATCATGTACTCCGTTTTCCCTTCGGACTCAGCTTTGGAGACCTGTTCCAGCATCTTGACCTTATCGGCGTCGGATTCGCCATTCGTGATGAACTGTTTGGTCTCGTCGTTCATCCGGATCGACCGCTCAGGGATGGTGACTCCTTCCGGTGGCTTGGTGTTTCCTTCGGTGTAGTATTCGGTGATAGCCGCTACGGTCTCTTTTCCCTCTGCGGTCTTGAGGTATGAGAATACGAGCGGGATGATAGCTGCGGCGATTGCTGCCGCAAGTGTTTGAAGTGCTGTGAAATCCATGATTTTTCCTCCAAAAATTATACTGCTGCGGGGGCCTCCTCAGGCGTTCCCCACATGTTCGCAAAACTCGACCACCTGAAATCCATTCCGGCCTGCATCTGGGGCCCGATTGATTTGACGCGGTCGGACATCTCGACCTGATACCCTATGGCCGTGGTGTTGCCGATCCCTACCTGTGAGATTGACCACGAGTTGAGGGTAGCCATCCCGTCGCCAGTCGCAAGGGCTTTGATCTGCATCTGATCGAGGATCGTATCATCGGCCTGGATGGTTGCACCCTGACTCTGATACGTGACACTCTCGCCCATGATCCGGCTGTTGAATCCTGCCGCCTGGTTGTACGCGGTCTCGTTGGCGAGCTCAGTGGCCCAGCAGACGGCCATCGCCTGGGCGCCGGACCCTCCGGTCTCGAACAGCATCAGACCTTCCCGGCCGAACGTCAGCCCCTCCGCTGCGGTCTGGGTGCTGAAATTCATGATGACCTCGTTGTCAAGCGCCCGCATGGCCTGATACTGTGTGCCCTGCATCCGTGCAGAGTAGCCGCCGGAGAGGTATTCGCCCCCACAGGTGACGTTCGGGATCTCCGGGGCGAGATCCACAGTGCCCGCCTCCCAGGTCCATGAGCTTGACGCCGTGACCTGGTCCCCCTCGCCGTAGATCTGGCAGGAGATCGTTGCCCCTGACGCTCCAGGGATCACGAAGGGACACATACAGGCGAAGAGACACCCCACTACCAGAAGGGTAGCGTTCCGCTTTCGCGTGAGTCTATTTCCCATGAGGAGGAGAGGGAGGAGGGCACGATATTTTGGGGGTTCTGTCGTTTCTGTCGTTTCTGTCGTTTACGATAGCTATATATACTCAACCGCGTATATACTGTATATACACAGGACGTGTGAAAAATGGAAATCACAAGCAAGAACGGAACCAAAATTGAGGTTGAAATTTCGGGATATCAGCAGGCCCCAAAGATCCTGTTTGTTTCTCCGAAAACAATCGGAGGCCGCACCGTCTTCCCTGACAGCGTGTGGATAGGAAAGCACCCGCAGGGACAGGAAGAGGGAATCCAGGTCCGCTCAAAAGAGGGCCCAATTTTCATCAACGCAGCGGCAGGGGTCAAGATGATCCGTGATGAGATCGCCAAGCTCCCCCGCAAGGTGTACAGGATCACCAAGAAGCAGGAGATCATCTATGCGGACGGGTGGGATATCCCCGTCATGACCTTCCGGCACGAGGGGCATGTGAACGGTGCAAGCCAGAGCGACATCGAGCACATGCTCGACAATGCAGGGATCACGGATATCAGCGTGGACGATGCACAGAAAATGTGGGACGAGCAGGTCGCTGCGAAGCGGGCCCCCTACATTGCAGCCGCGAAGGAAGCCGGAACCCCCGTGGAATACCGCCGCGAGATGGTGGAGTGCCGCGACCCCCGCGAAGAATGCAGCGCCGATATCGCCATCACCTACATGCACGAGGACGGGACAATGCACACTGAGTACAATCACACGTGGTGAGAAAAATGGACGAAGCAACCTACATCGCAGAGAAACAGGGGCAGATGGCGATCCGGATGGCCCGGATTGCCTCACTCCTCACGAAAGACGAACTGACTACTGGGGACCTCAACGAGATCCAGAACGGGCTCTCCTATATGATCCATACGGCACAGGGAAAGGACAAGGGGATGAGTGCGGAGATCTCCGCGATTGCCCGGGCCGTGGCACTCCGTAGCGTCAGGATGGCGGGGGCCACGCTCCCGTCTGCTCCGGTGACGGAGTTCGGTAATGGGGCCCACGCGGTCCTCCCAAAAAATCTCACGGGGAAGACGATCCTGTACACGGTGCAGGAGTAGCCCCTTCTTTTTCCTCCTGTTTCAGGGCCAGCATTCTCCGGCATATCGGGCAGGTGCTCGGGTTTTCCGGGTTCCAGCGCGGGAAGGGGAGCGTCGCTTTTGACCGCCTCCGTGTGCTGATCCGGCAGAGCGGCATCCCCGTATCATCGAAATAGTGGACCTCCCGGAAATGGGTATTCGTGCCCCATCCGGTGATCATGGTCATTTGAACCCCTTATCGATATTTTGGTGAGTTTTGAGCTGGCGTATGATCTCGTATATCTCGTTTTCATTCAGCCTAAACGATTCAGTAATTAATCTAACTCGGTGCCCGGCCCAGTTTTTATGTATGCATTTCTCGGCATGTCGATCATAATCGCTTTGAAAATGAATTGATGCAACCAGTTTCGACTTTGGAAATGTGCATTTTAACGACTTTATTCTATCTTTAAGATGATTTGTCCTTCCAATCTTGTACAGTGGTTTGGAGTTATTATCCGTAAGTCCCAGTTTGAGGATGTACACATATCCCATTATTATTCCCCTCTTATCCTCGCCGTGTAATACGCCTGCATCATGGTCATCCCTCATCCCCTGGAGGCACGACTCGGACCTCTCCCTCACAGACCACAATGCGATGGAGCTGGGTGAGACCTTGCTGCCTATTGTATTTCTCGACGCGGGTCAGGTTCTTGGGATCCCCCTGGTCATACAGGACCCGCTCGATGACCTGTTTTCGAGCATTCACGAAGATGTGAAGCGCGGGAAGGGTCACGGCATCTCCTCAACGACCTTGATCTTGCCCTCTTCGTCAGCCGGGAAGATGTGGATCGGGTTGGTATACCCGTTCCGTTTCCGGGCGGCCGTGGCGAGCACTTCAGCCTCTCTCCAGGTGGATCTCGATCCTACCAGAACACCCCTGATCTTCCCGTCTTCGGTGTCGTATGTTCGTTCGGTATCCAGCCCGAACTCGGCAAGCGTGGTCATTCTATCACCTCAATCGTTATCCTGACGCGTGGCGCATAACCCTTCTGCTCCATCCATATCTCTGCGAGAGCCTGTTGGAGTATCAAGTCTATGGTCGGCGAACCTCCGGGGTTCGGGATCTCCTCAACCACCACCGGACCGTCATCTTCATCCAGCCAGAGCAGCGTTCCCTCAATCGTGATCGTCATCGTCTCCACATCTCCTTTAGGGGACACCAATCTGGCAGTATATCCTTCCACCACAATTCAGGCGTGACCCATTCATGACACACCCCACAACCAATCACAATATATACCCCGTCTGTCTCGTCTGAGTAAGCATCAATCTCGTAGTATCTACACTCAAGGCAGGAGTCGGGAAATGTCATTCTTCCTTCCTCACTACATACTCATCTCGCCAGCCCTGCAGGGGACAATCAGGATCTTCCTTCCACCCCAATCGTATTACGCAGGTGCACCCCTGCACTCGTGCCTCATCGCTGCCGGGGTTGGGGTTCATTCTTTCTCCTCCATCTGTCTATATATTGCATCCTGTTCTACCCAATATTCCAGGAACGCCTGTGCCAGACGTGGCAGTTCATTCTCGTCATGCCAATACACCGCTCTCCAGCGGGCATGGATCGCCCTCACTTCCTCCCTCAGATCACACATTGCACTGAACCCGTCGGGGTATTCCGTGACGTGTCGATCCATCTCGTACTGGTCTACATCAGTCCATCCAAAGATACAACTGGTGACAAACCAATTAAATTCATGCAGCGTCCGGTGCATCAGGGGGTAACATCCTCGCAGTTTGGCACATTCTATTAAGGTGTCATTCAGTCCGTCAGTCATTCTTCCTCCTCTGCAACCCCTGCGATTATACTATCTGTCCATACGGATGCAATATCTCCGCAGCTCGGACAATCCGTCACAATGCACCCGCACGAGTCTTTCACGAATTTAGCCCCACAGGTCTGGCAGATCAGAAGGTATGTTGTAGGTTCCTCATCTGTCTCCTCAAACGTCGTCCACTCTCCTGTCATTCCACCACCTTAATCGTTACCCGGACGTTTACCGGGCCGTCATCTTCATCCAGCCAGAGCAGCGTTCCCTCAATCGTCGTGGTCATCCTGACCCCCTCAAAATACGGGCCGGTTCCCTTCTATGGAGATACCGGGCGATTTGTAACCCTATGAGGTAGCAAACAGCTCCCCCTAATGCCATGATGACGATGACCAATATGATTAGGGCAAGCCATGCCAGGACGATGATATATGGTGTCATTCCCGTGTCACCCCCGCGACCTGGTTGTAGGTATCCATCCCCTCAACGAGCCCCACGTACACCTTCCGCTCCCATGGCAGGATCCCGGTCAGGTCCGGCCGGCTGCCGGTCTCTGCTTCCTCAATGGCGCACTTGACGATCTTGCCGAGCCGGATCTTCATGAGGTCCTCCCAGGTATACCGCATCGATTCTTCACGGGCGAGTACAACTTCAACGGCATCTCCCGTGGCTGCGGTGAGGCTCTGCTTGAGGTCCTGCCGTGCTTCCTGGTATTTGTCCGTGAGGTCACGGGAAACCTCACAGAGCGCGGGAGCGTCCTTCTCTGCAGTAAGGATATCCCTGATCTGATCGAGCGTCAGGGTCATTTCCTGCTCCTCCGGTTTTCCATCTTGCATAATTCCCGCTCTGAATCCCACACAACGCACCTCGTCTCGAAACAAAAAGGTTTTTCCGGGTTTTTCATGCTATACGGGCACCGTTTCATGGCGAGGGTAACCTGCTGACTCATTCGGGCACCACCTTGAACCGGATCCGCCAACAGTACTCATCCTGCCATCCGAACGCGGGGAGCCGGGCATGATTCAGGACATAGAAGGTTGAGAGGAAACATGCCCTGTCGCTGAACCCTTCACGCCTCGCCCCCTCTTCCGTGATATCCCCGATCCGTTCCTCTTCGACTTCCTGGATCAGCACACGGGCGAACGTGGCATCCGGGTCGAACCGGTTCGTGGTCGCCCGGTGGATGCTCCCCACCTTCCACCGCTTCTTTCCGAGCCGCCGGGTCTCGGTCTTCCCCCCCTCAAGGATCTGATCCCTGAAACATTTCTGGAAGAGGATCATTTCTTGCCCCCTTTTTTCATCAGCCTACACCCGCCTGTGATTCCTTCCCCAGCTACCCAGACGACGCACCCGGGTCCCCGGCAATACGGATGGTCAGGATCTTTCAGGCTATACGGGCATTTTTTCATGGAGATCATGACCTGCTGGCTACCTGTCGTCATTCTCCCTCCTTCAAGTGAGGACACTGGTCCCGCGTGGTTTCTGGGTAGGGAAACAGCGAGCATATCAGTGGGCGGGCATCTGAATCCACCAATTCGCATGAGTACAGGCCGTCTTCCTGCACGAGATACCGGCAGGGGTGATCAATCTGAAGATCAATATACTCTGTGGGCGCGTCATCGGTGGGCCCAATGAAATGTGACTGCACGCCTGCACGGTAGTGCATGAGAATTAATAGCTCGTAGGCCTCTCGTGGAAACCCCTGCTTGATCCGCAAATGGAGATCCTTACAGCATTTGCCACAGGTGCGGCAATCCTCCGGGTCCACGCGGGGGGATTGGTTCCGGGTCATGATGCCCTCACCTCCTCAATCACCTGGTGCTGCTTAGGGTCATACTGTTTTGAGGGGATGATCCGTTCCTCGTCGACCGACTTATCCCATATCCTGAGCTGTGCAGCTGACTCCTGGATTACCCTCGACTCCAGGATTTTCCGGGCGGCGTTGATGCGTTCCATGAGCTCGGTCCGTTCGGCCTCAAGTCCCTGGATATATAGATCGATCTGTGGAGGGTAGCCTTTCCCTGACTGAATGTAGTTCTGGATCCCGAGGTCATACCCGAGATTGATCAGGTGCGTTGGGGGGAGGCAGAGGACCTCGGCAAGATGTGCTTTCCAGGCAGGGATGTTCCCAGAGACTTTGGCGGTCACCGGTCCACGTTTGCGTCCGGGTTTCACGAGGGCACCTCCTCGAAGGATATCGTATTATTAATAATACCAATTCCAGAAAACGCAGAAACCCAATTTAATATTATATTATAATATAATATCAAAAACCGGTTCTTAGTAGTAGTAGTAGTAGGTATTATTAATAATACAGAATTCACCACGTCTGAAACTCGACGTGAGATAGTTTTATATATCGATCCGAAAAAACAATTTGTATTATTAATAATACAAAATTCACCCCCGTTATCCGTCGTCATTTCACCCTCACGATTCTGATTGTCAAGGCGGGATAGGCTGCCTCGAACAGTTTCCTCTTGAGTTTGAATGCTTCCGTCTCAATCCCTTTCACGTCCTGAATCTCAACATGGCCGTCCTTGTACGTGACCTTGAAGTCAGCTACGTAGCTAATCGCCCGGAACACCTCGAGTTTCCGGCCGCACTTCGGGCATTTCGTGAGCGGCAACAGGAACCGCTCCTGGCAGGCAAGACATTTCCGCGTTGAGGGGAATATCTCAAAAGCTGGGTGGACCTCAATCTCTGCTACTTCAGGGTCGCACTTCAGCCGGAAATACCATTTCTCTTCAGCCTTACTGTCGAACGTGATCGATCCGTTCGTCACCTTGCAGGCGTTGTATTTCGACTTCTTTCCCGTTGGTGTCTTTGCTCCGGAACTGGGATCGAATACCTTCTTGCAGAATGCGCACCGTTTCTGTGTCCTCGCTGTCGTGGTGTTGATCTTCCCGCAGTGGGGACACGTGACCTGGTGCAATGGTGCTGAATCAGGGACGTTCACGGGTTCGCCTCCATGAATGCCCGTGCAAACCCGGCAGGGGTAACAGATCTCTTATCAGCCCGGTCCTCTGATGGGGACATACTCCATATCCGTTGATCTATCGGACCCGCGCAGCCCGTAGCTGCAGGCTGTTGGAAAAATCCCCATATCCAGGTCTCTTTCTGATATGGATCGGAAAACTCATAGGGTTGGAATTTCAGCAGGGGTTTACCTATTACTCGTGAAAGTATCCCCGCCGGGTTCTCCAGCGCCCACCATGCAGGATCACACTCCTCCCTAATTCTGATACATGCATCAGCTACCTGCAGCGCCTCGATCATCTGTTCCGTGGATCGTTTCCATCGGTTCCCGGAGAGTGAGAACATCGTGCAGGGGGGTGCTGCCAAAATCCCGTGAACGTTTGAAGGGGCCCGGTACTCCCGGACATCCCGGCCCGGATAGGTGACAAGGCGGACATCGTACCCGGCATCAACATATGGACGAGACCAGGCGCCTGACCCGGCACAGAGATCGAGGATAATCTTCTTGGAGTTCGTCACGCCATCTCCTCCCTCTGCTTTGACCACGGCGATTTGTTACGGGCCATCTGTGCCGCCCGTATGAAATCCATCGGTCCCGCGTCATCTGGCGGGGACGTCTGCCTGCCTGCAGCCTTGTAGCGGTGCTTGCAGCCGTGACACCTCACAGCTACCAGGGCAAAACTGATCTGTTTCTTCCCGCACTTGGGACACTGATACCAGATCCCGTGTGTGTTGCTCACGCCTTCACCCCCTCTTTCTTAGCGCGGAGATACGCCTTCGCACGATTGCAGGAGCAGATCTTACACTGGGTGCTCCTATGGTTCCCCCCTGGTGATTTGCGAGAGAATGGGAACTCATCAACGGGTTTCGTCTCCCCGCAGGTCCGGCATTCGAGAAAATCATCGGACTGCATTTAGGCCACCTTCACCTTTCGCGGGAGCCCATACTCGCTGATATATCTCAACCGGTGCTCTCGGCAACAGAAATGTGTCCCTGTGACGTTCCTACGCACCATAGACGGCCGGATCCAACACGTCTCAGTACATCCAGGGAGCGAGCAGGGGAATGGTTCCGGCATATCAGACCCGCCCCCCATGCCTGATCCAGAGATAGAGAATCAGCAGGAACCCGATGGCTATCAAGGGCCACAGCTCTTTCAGTGATACTCTCATGACAGATACCCCGTGATTGCCGGCTGCTGGGCGAGCTGCTGGAGTCCCCGGACCCGGTCCCCGATCCGCTTGATGACTTCAGGCTTCCACCGGATCTGATACCCGGAGTGACCGTTTCGTGAGAATGGGTATTCCTCGCCATAGGCCCGGCCGGGTCCGGTGAGTCTCCATTCAGTACCCGCTTTGCCCTGGTATCCGAGATCATACAGGATCTCGTTCACTTTCTGGGCGCTCATCCCGATCTGCATCCCGATCTCGGACGGGATCAGGTAGCCGGGCGGGTCACTGGCTGCAGGGAGGAGGTTCTTGCACCAGGTCAGATCGATTCCGGTCTTCTCCTGGACCACTGCGATTGCCACGGCTGCCGCGATACCTTGTTTCACTCCGGCGTATTCCGTGAGTGCACGGGCCATCCGCAAATGTTCTTCCAGCATCGCGGAGGCCTCCGGGTTGTTCTGGATTGGTACACCAGGTCCGGACCCGGTTGGTACGCTATCCATGACTTTGCCGAGAGTATCGATCGCCCACCGCTGGAACGTGATGATCCTCTCCCTTCGTTCTATATCCTGGATTCGTCCCGTACTCAGCTTCATGAGGAGGCCGAGTACCCCGTCCCTGGTGAGGTATCTGACATTTTGGTCCCCACCAGGTGTGCCCATAATCATCACCCCTTCAAACCCGGAGAATACGGATTTGTTCCGGTCAATCAACTGAAAAAGTTTCCTCCGATCATATCCTGTTGCAAGAGCAATATCGCCAATAGGGATCACTCGATCTTTCTCCCGCTGAATGATTCGGACAGGAACGTCCTGGAATTGTGCAGTGAGGATGAGGTCTCCGGTCATTCCGCCGCCTCCGCCTCTTCCTGGACCTTCGCTTCTATCCGGTCCATGATCAGGTTCAGTCCTTCCTCAAAACAAGTCTGGGCGGCCTCCTGCTCATCCTCTACCATATGCCGGGATAACATCTGCCTGATGGCTGCCATGTCCGAGCGGTCAGCTTCGACCATGAACGTGACTGCACGAGGGGATGAGGGAGGCACCGCGACGCGGGACGGTATGGGGGCTTCACGTATCGTCTCAGCAGGGGCCCTCGGCCATTCAGGTGGACGGGTCGCAGTTTTCACTGAGGTTTCAGGTATATCCTCTTTGCCAAGTGGCAATGAGTTCTCTCGATTCTCCCCGTTGTTTTTGATTGACTCAATCCCAGCCCAGGCCTTGATATCAGCAGGAGAGACTTTGCTTCCCCGCTTGATCATGCCTGCAGCGTTCACGATCACCGATTCAACTATTTTGGGATCAGTGATCTTCAATACCTCGCGGGCCACACCTTCAGGGAAATTCTTGTAGACTAATGCTACATCGATACCGGTTGATTCGAGATCCTCCACCATTGCGAGATAATGATCTATCCTGCTCACCGTAGCAGGGGATTTCTCACAAAAATTTGGGTGGCGTTTCCATCGCTCGTAGAACTCGGAGCAGCGGACCATCTCAATCCACCCCGTCCAGTTCTTTCTTCAGGATCACGTGAGTGATCGTGCTCTTCAGGTCACAGACCGGATCGATCTGGTCTTTCCCGAGCAGCCGTTCCGCATCCTGGACCCGGACAACCTTCCCGGCATTCTGCTTGGCACGCCGGATCTCATCTTCCTTGATGCGGTCGTACTCTTCAGGATATTTCTCCGCGAATCGGTCGACGTTGACAGCTCGCACCGTGCGAACCTTGGCGAACAGCTCATAGTTCCCTGCCTCTTTCACGCCATGTGTCAACAGCTCCTCTTTGATGCCGTCAATCCGGGACTGTAGTTTGTTGATCTGGTCCATCCCGATCTGGATCAGGTCCTGCAGTTCGTATGCTTCCTTGAGCAGAACCTCTGCCGGAGCGGAGAGAGGGATCAGTACTGTTTTTTGTTGCTGCATCAGTGCACATCCCCAAGTTTCAGATCCTCGCCCCACTCCTCAAAACAAACCGCGTTCATCTGGTCAAACCATAACCGGGCTACCTGGTGCGGTGTGGCCTGGGGTGACTGCTCACAGTACCTCCAGAACAGGGGCCCAATATCATCGATCTCAACCTTGATGTGGTGAGGGATAAGATCAACCAGTTTGCCTTTCATGCGAGCACCCTCCTCCTCCACGCATCAATCTTCTCACGGGTCGCCTCGTGGTTCCGGCCGAACATCGCGGCAGTCTCATCGAGGAACGCCTTCAGTTTCTCACGGTCAGCAGCGGACCCGGTGACTTCCAGTTTCAGGTTCTCGAAATTCTCCAGGTTCAACGTACCCCCTAGGGTGAGTTTCGGGATCTCGGTCCACATCTGCACCGCAGCCGGAGAGGACGCGCAAGTATCGTTCTGTGGCTGCTGTGCGGGAGCGGGCTCGGTCTTCTCCTGCATGATCTGGGTTCCGGTCTTATACGCGGGCTCCTGCGGGGCCTGCACGGGCACGGCCTTGGAGGGATCCTTCGCCTTCTGGATGCTCACCAGAGTTTTCCCGCCGTTCCGGTGCTGCTTGTAGATCACGTCCACGACATCACCGTTGGCGTGCCGGCCGAGGAACGGTTCAACCCAATCGGCGTAGGCGTATACCGTGCCGGAGATATCCACATAGCCTTTCTTCGGCTTGTTCCTGCTCACGAGGATCCCGCAGACTTTGACCTCTTCAGCCGGGGCCGGGTCAGCTTGTTCGGGCATCAGCTGAACCCCCGGATCTTCCGCTCGTTCTCGGGTTCGTCACGGTGAGCACGGGCCGCGATATCCATATCAACATGGTCCCTGCATCCCTGGATACATGCGTTCTTCAGCCTGCACACGAGCTTCCCGCAGGTGTCACACCGTTTCTCTTCCGGGTTGTCCTGCTTCTTGTAGTAGGGACAACTCCAGATCCCGGTGCCTGAGCTCAAGCCCTCCACCATGACCCCGCAGTAACGCCCCTCGTAGATCATGTCTACGCACTTGAGGCACAGCGGAGGATATTTCCTCTCGTCTATCGATACTCCTTGTACAGTCCCGGCGTCTACCTGATTACGAGCCAGTGTATCTGTCGGGGCTACTCCTGTTTTTTCCGTCATATCGGTTCCTCGTTGTCTTCATCTTCCAGTATTCGACATCCTTCACTCCGGGCAAACTCTACAACCTCTTCGGGGTCGAAGCCCAGCTGTTTTGCCCTAGCTTCCAGCGTGGACCGGTGCACGGCTTGCGTCATGCCGTGGCCTCCACGGGAATCCCGGTCCTGTGCGCCTCTTCAAGGATCAGGTCGCGCACCGCGTCGCTCTGGTTTTTCCCCCTCTTATCGGCTATCTTTTTAGCAACGGCCTTCAATTCAGGGGTGGCTCTGATTGTAATCCACATCATCTGCACATCTCCTGTGCTACACACTAATTACCGTGCTACAATATAAATATTGTGCTACGTGTGGTTTCGGTAGCCAGATGTGCTGCGCACTATTATAGACCCCTGCCAGTCCCCGGTATATACGATAAGGACTTGAATCCCGACATAATCATCGTTGGATTTCAATGGCCCTATATAACTTATCTCCGCGTGTTTTTGAACGGGGACGGCCTGTTCCTGTGATGTGCACCCTGCAAAAAATATAGCAGGTATGAGGATAGCGATAATAATTACTACAGGTTTAAATTTCATTCAGGATCTCCCACTATTATTTCCTATGTCTCTCCGCTCATAGTTTTATCCCTCTGCCTGCTTTTCGGTCATAATAATGCTCCCCCCCAATTAAGCTACGCTACATATTTCCTAACGGCTTTGGTTCCACTAGGAATCCGGACTCTAATCTTTGACGCATCACCGTCATACGTCTCAACCAGATCCCACGCCCGGATTGTTGGAGTATTCTCTGTTGAATATGACCTGACATCCGGCTCAATATCAAGTTCAGGATCGTTCGTGGCGACTAGCGGAGTTTCCTGCTTAGTCGCATCCGCATTTCTGACGAAAATACTATCTTTTTTCACTGGCCGGGCACGGTCATATTCATAACATAATATGAAACCTGCCGCACCAGACCCACCTATTGAAAACGTGATCGTGTTGGTCTGCCCTTCCACCAGGGACGCAGCGTTGATCTCAATCCAGGGGGACCATGCCCCGTTCCCGAGTGGGGCTCCATATCCTCCTTGATACCCGTTCACCGTGCCATAAGGGTTGGCGGTCTGTAATTCATACTGATACTGATACTGGTATGTGAAAAAATATTGAAATTGAGCCTGCCCGCTGCCGAAAATTGAATGTGAAAAATTGCCGCTCGGCGGAGAGGAGAGGGAGGAGTAGTAGGACTGCCCGTTGTTCAGGTTGCCAGAGGTTCCGCCTCCGTAATTGTTTGCACAGTTCGCTGTTTTGACTTCCGTCGGCGATCCTGGGGTTGAGTAATAGATCCGTGCTCTGGCATAAGCTGATACCCAACCCCATCCGGCAGATACGGATAATTGCAAATTCTGCCCGCAGTTCCCGGCAGAAAGTGACCCCGTAGCTACTTTGGTTTGGTGATCGTAGGTGAAGAGGTCCGCCCACCCTAGTTCACTTACCCCGCACGTTGCCGATGAGTGTTCCAGAGGTTTGTGCCACGTGACATAAACTTCGACCGTTCCCTGGACAAACGTCGCCCCAGAGGGCAGGGAGGGGACCGTGACCGAGGGGTATACAGGATTTCCCTCTCCAGTCGCGGATCCTTGGTTCCATCCGGTCCAGGTATAGACCGGAGTCCCTCCAGAGTAGGTCGATTTTCCGATATATCTGCATGATGCAGCGACAACGGAATAGCCGAACGTGCCTCCAGGGGATGATCCCCCGTTCACGACATTGGAAGTCCCCGAAGAATAACTACTCTCCCCCCAAGCCCACGGGTAGCTGGATATCCCTTTGAACCGTAGCCAAACTCCTGTAATGGCAATCCCGGCCGGAATGGAGAAATTTGCCGAACTCCCATTCGATACTTGAATCTCCGACGAGTAGTATTCTTCAACCATTTTCAGTCAGTCCTTACCCAGAGAGATCCGGTAGCGGGACTGGAAGGATCCGAGGTCCGGAGCTCCGCCACGAGCGGGAGTGTTCCATCTGCCCGGATTACCGCGGCTGTCTTGTGGATTGTGGTGTCCCCTGTATGAGCGGAGACTGTAGCCACCAAGGAATCCAGAGTTGCTTTCAGATATGCAATGTTCCCCTCAATCCGATTCAGATCATCATTTGTGGGGTGGTCAGTAGTGATCCAGTCAATCTTTTCGGTTTGGTATGCCATGTTAGCTTATCCTCCTTGCCTTATATCGCGCCCTGAACACGCCATGATCATAGGTGAGCTCCTGGGCCGTCAAAGCAAACGGTTTCAGTTCTGTGTTTTGGTATGTGACTACCTCAATGCGATCGCCTAGCTCAAGATCAATATACCCAAACGTATCCATTTCCACGTCTCGACGCGGGGCCTTATAACTCGCAAGCAGGGAATCGGCAATACTCTTAGCGAGCGTTGCGTCCTGGATGAATGGGTTATCGAGCGGTTGTGAGAGGCTGATTTTCCCGTACGCCCGGATTGAATCCTCGTCCTTAACAGTCACCAGTTTGCGACCGACAATCGATACCGGTTTCCCGTCGACGGCTACGCTTGTTACATCTTGGTCGGTCCCCCCATTATTCTTGAACGTCAGGCTGGTGGCCCACGTGTAATTGGTCTGGTCATAGAGAACAATATCACTCCCTGACTGTGTGAACGTCGCCGTCTGGATATCCACACACGGATCATCAGTATTGAAAATACACCACATCTCTGCGGTATCCCCGGCGGGAACGGTCAGATGCTCGTCATCAGAAAAGATTTCCGTTTCCGCCTGGGTCACTCTTGGATTCGCGTAGACCTGTACCGAATTTACGATCTCGCTAAATGCGAGAGGGTTATCTTTCCGCAGAATTTTATCCCTCGTGAAATGAATTTTCACGTTGGTGCCCGGATTCCATGGTTCGGCACAGATACACCCTTCCCCATCACAATACACTTGTGCAAGCCCGGCAATCGCTAGGTTTTTGAGGGCTCCTTTGTGGGTGCTCTGCCCGAAATACCCTAACGGAACCACGATATCGTATAGGTCCGCGTGGATCCAATAATCTGTATCCTTGACCAACCCTGCATCGTCAAGCACTATCTCCATGAGTGCCCCAATAGAATAATCAGTATATATTTGCGTTGAATAGAAGGGGGACGTACGGAGGAACTCCAGGCGATCATACCCTAGAACCTCCACATAGAGTGCATCTTCCGGCACGCTCCAATCTTGCGACCAGAATACGCCACGTTTCTGCCAGATAGTTGTTCCCCCTAAAGGTGTTTCGATCCCGAACCAGACCTCTATACGCCGGTTCTTGAGCATGAGGGAGGCGACCGGGCTGGTAGGGTTGCCCAGGGTGAACCGGCGGTCAGCGTTTGATATTTTAATCGAGCATTCGTTCGCCGAGATGTTGCCGAGCGGAATTGATCCATCAGTGAAATCCATCTCCTCATATACCATCATGCTGACGAGATCTGCATCGGTGTAATCTTCAAAATACGAGGAGTATAGTTCGGTAAGCATGAGAGGTGCCGAGGCAAGGCTGATCTTTGAGATCGTGTACTTAATTTTTTTCGCAAGTTGGATCGCAGTCGTGGGAGTATATGTCCAACTCCAGTCAGTATTCCCCGTCACTGCCAGGGAGTTCTCCCCATCAATCTGGATGATATTGTTCTGCTCATCATACACCTCTACCACAAAATCAACAGGAAAATTAATCCATTCATCGTCGCCGGAAATGGTGAAATTGTGGAGGGTGCGGGCAGTCGGGAACTCGAGCGTAACATACTCTGCGGGAGAGAAATCCCCGTTTTCATCTGACGCCACATCCGACCAGAACCCGGCCCGCTCCCCTCCTATAGCTATAGTGCCGTCCAGGGGGGAGGTCCCATCCAGGGTCATATAGGGGTAGAGTGATCCCACGATCCCGTCAAATAGGGCGGTCTCTGAAGTGCCGTAACTGTGACCGGATGATGCACTTACCGTCGAATCCGAGTTTAATGTTGGATCAGAATAACTGATCCTCACTTTCCCGTGAACATGCCTTACTGGTGCCTCTGACACAGAGATAGGGTTCAGGACTTCAACGCTATCCTCTAGGACTAGGAGGAGGGTATCAGAAACTGATTTTGTCAGGGAAGTAATGAGTGGCGTCGCAACGTCGCTGATGGTGAGCAGCAGGGTATCAGAGACGTATATAGTCTTACCTGGCGTTGCCGCCTCTGTGAGAACAAGAAGAAGGGTATCAGAAACTGATTTGACCAACAGAGAAACATCAACCGTCGCAACGTCGCTGATGGTGAGCAGTAGAGTATCAGAGACTGATTTCTCCTCAGGGACGATTGATGGAGGGGCCTGGTTGAACGCTGCCCTATTGAACCTGCTCCGGTTGAATCGTGCCATAT